GGATGGGATGTATCTAAAGTTGGTCCAATTACAGATCAAGGTGTTTATCAAATTGCTAAAAACTTTGCGGAAAAAAGCAACAAAGGTTTAGTAAAAGTTAAACACGGTGAAGAAGAAATTAAAAAAGCTTCATTAAATTTGTAAAACTTCTCTTAAGGAAGTAAGGCCAGTGGAGACCTAGCGGCGAAGCTGGCCTTTAATACAGGTATGAATAAAATATGAACACAAAAAAGGGTCCGCAAACTTATGAAGAGTGGATAGATTTAGATAGAATCATAATTCCGTGTTCCAAAAACTTACCGGTGGTAAAAGCATGGAGCGAATCTAGTTTTAAAATATCTAAAGAAGAGTGGAAAAATAAATACCTACACAACGAAATAGCATTAAGACTAGATCAAGATATTGATTTTGACATTGATAATGAACTAGTAAAAAGATTTGTAGAGCCTTATATTAAATCTTGTAGTGCAATATCCGGCAGACCTACAAATCCCACTAGCCATTATTGGTGGAGAGGCGAATTAGCTAATAAAAAATTTACTTTACCAAAAGAATTTGAAGAATTTTATAATAAATATCCACATGGTGCAACACTTTGTGAAATTAGAAGTGGCAGCGGTCAATACACGATAGTTCCAGGATCATTACACGGTAAGAATCATGAGTATGTTAGATGGGAAAAATACGAAGATATACAAAAGTACCCAGGCAATTTAAATATGGATTTAAGAAAAGTAGCCTTGTCGACAGCATTATGTATTCTTTATGCTTCTAAAGGAGACAGGGATGAATACTGTGCAGCAATTGCAGGAGTGCTATTAAAAAAAGCAAAATGGAAACCGGAAGATGTTGATGCATTTGTTTATAACATAGCCCGTGCCGCTAATGACGATGAATCTGAAAAAAGAGCATCAAAAGGAACTTCCGGAGAAGGAGCACAAAGGAACTTTGGAATACCCACAATTGCTAAACTTCTTGGGTGCAGCCTAAAAGGTGTTTCTGAAATATTTAGTTGGATTGGAGTAGATCATGCAACTATAGAAGCCACTGGTGCAATTGGAGATATTATTGCTTATGGGCAAGACAGATACTTAATTAAAGTGACCGGTCGTTTAGAAGATAAAATAATAACAACAGAAATTAGAATAGATGGGCCAACTTTAAGAAATCAAAAATTATTTTATGATGCAGTCATGAGCCAAGCAGGAGTGTGGATACCGAACATGATACCTAAAGACTACGAAGATATTATGAGAAAGAAATATGAAAGCAGAATCAAATCAAAAGAATACGAAGACGAAGCCAGTGAAGATCTTATTTTTAAAAAACGTTTTATACAGTATATAAAACTTAGAGGAATTGATTATGATAAAAGAAATTTATTAGAATACAGCACTCCTTATGCAGAAAAGCAAGATGGCTCTATAGAATTTAATTTAACTGATTTTGAAGATTATTTAGAAGATAAAAGAATAAAAATGAAACGAGTAGACCTTGTTTTAAATGTACAAAAAATATTAAAGGCTACTAAGATAAAAGGAAAAGTTAACATCGGAACAGAGGAAAAGAAAGAATATAAATCATGTGTCTCGTGGAGAATTAAAGATTTTAGTATAGACAACAAGGATCTTATTATAGAGGGAGAGATTGAAGAAACCCCAAAAGGAATAACTGATGGAAGCTAGATTTGTTGTTGGACCTCCTGGAACAGGAAAAACTCATATATTTCTAGTAGAAAAATATGAAGAAGGGTTTTCCAAATATAACCCTGAAGAGATAGTTTTATTATCCCACACCAATGTGGCTGTTGAACAAATTTTAGATGCCATTATGAAACTAAAACAAGTAAAAGAAAAAGGGTACAGAAGAAAATTTTTTAAAGATCGTATATGTACTATTCATCATTATTGTAGACATAGACTTATAAGAAGAGAGTTGTTTTCTGAAGAAGATTTTAAAAATTTATGTGCAGAGTATAGAGAATTTCGTGTAACCAGAGTAACAGAGTCTGAAAAACATCCGGCTCTTAAATTTATAAAAGAATCAAAAGGACACAAAAGAACTCTAGAAGAGCACTGGAAACACAAGAACACCGATCATAGTGAGTACTCTCCTTACAATATTAATAATTTAAAAAAAATAAAAGAACTTTACGAAGATTATAAAAATAAGAATAGGATTCACGACTATGCAGATATGATAGATGAGTTTAATTCTTTAAATAAAGAATCTACCGTTGAAATGTTAATTGTAGACGAAGCCCAAGACGCAAATATTCCTCAGCTTACAGCCATTAAAAAAATATCTAAAAATGTTAAAGATGATCATTTTTATTTAGTGGGAGATCCAGATCAAACGATATACGAGTATGCAGGATCAGATGCAGATTATTTTCACAAAGCTGCGGCTAAACCTTTTCTTGAATTAAAAAAAGGACTTAGATGCGGCAAAGCTATTAACGATTTTTGTAAAACTATTATAGGCCCCGTGTGGAAACATTATGGTTATGAAAGAACATGGTTACCAAAAGAAGGAGTGGAAGGAAAAATATACTCTTTATCAAATTTTAACCCTTCAAAAAATTTAGATATCCTTATAAAAAAAATGAGAAACACTAAACAGAGTTTTTTATTTTCTTTTAGAGGGACGCCTAGTCACAAACTTGTGACTAACTTTTTAGAACATCATGGTTTTGAGTATGCTCATATAGATAATACAGCCCATGTTTCAAAAAAAGAATTACGGTCTCATTTTGAATGGCCTAAATTTATAGAAGGAGAACCTAAAAGTTTAGTTCAAATTAAAAACTTTCATTATTATTTAGGGAGCAAGGCTGTTGTAAGAGGTAAAGGGGAAGAAAAATTTGAAGGCTGGATTAAAAAAGATTATAGTTATAATGAATTAATAAATAGTAAATTATTTTTGCCAAACTTAAACAAAAATTTTGACCTTTTAAGAAAGCAACATAAAGGAATTGACAAAAAACAACAGATAGCTCGAATGATCTACATAAAAAAAGTTTTAGTAAACGGTTTTGATTTTGATGGAGACATTAGAATTAAATATGGAAATATCCATAAAGTAAAAGGAACAACCTTTGATAATGTGGTTGGGGACTTAACATTATACAGAGTAAAACCAGAACCCAGGTTTGTGCAGCTTCGATTGAAATACACAATGTTTAGTCGAGGAATAAATGATGCGTGGGTTTTAAAATCACAAACAGGAAAGGAACTAGGAAACTATGGACCCGTACGATAAACAAATTGGAGGATCCCACTACAAGAAGATGAAAATTCAGCCAAGTAAATTTGTAATTGAGAACGAATTGCTTTTTCCAGAAGGAAATGTTATTAAATATATCTGTAGACACAGATTCAAAAATGGAAAGGAAGATTTAGAAAAGGCTGTACATTTTATTGAAATGATAATTGAAAGAGATTACCCAACAATACCCATGACAGAAGAAGAGGAATACCGAAACGCCGGTATTACTAAAGAAGAAGCAGAAAGAACTTCCCCTCCAACTTCAGGTAAAGACTGGGTTGATGGTTATAAAAAATGGAAGAAAGGGTGTCCTCATAATTAATGTGTGTTCCACCAGAGTTAGCTGATCTTGATTTAAAAGGAGTGGATACAGTTGCTGTTGACTTAGAAACTTATGATCCAGATCTAAAAAATAAAGGATCAGGAGCTATTCGTGAATCAGGTTATGTTTGCGGTATTGCCGTGGCTACAGGAAAGCAGACAATGTATTTTCCAATAAGGCACGCGATGACAGGAAATCTTGATCCCAAAAAAACTTGGGAAAAATTAAATAAGATACTATTTCAAAACCCTAACATTAAAAAAGTATTTCACAATGCAATGTATGATGTCTGTTGGATTCGTAAAGAATCAGGACTCATGCCTCAGGGACCATTACTAGACACAATGGTTGCTGCTTCAATTATTGACGAAAACAGAATGAGATATTCTTTAGACGCTATTAGTAAAGAGTATTTAAAAGATTCCAAATATAAGTATGACCTGCAAGAAAAGGCGCTTATTGATCATGGTATCAAAGACCCGATGACTAATATGCACAAACTACCTTACAGCTTAGTAAAAGATTATGCAGAGCAAGACGTTAACTTAACTTTACGCCTGTGGAACATTTTTAATGTTAAATTAAATGAAGAAAGAATAGCGGAACCTCATTCGGATAAACCAGTTTTGAAAAATTTAAGACATATCTTTGAACTAGAAACAGAATTATTTCTTTGTCTTGTTGATATGAAATTTAAAGGAGTAAGGATTGATGTTGATGCTGCCAAAAAATTAGGAGAAAGATTAAGAAACACTAAAAACAATATAGTTAATTATATCCAAAGACGAACAGGAATTAAAATTGAGATTTGGGCAGCGTCCTCTATAAAAAAACTTTTAGATAAATTAGAAATAAAAGATTATAAAACAACACCTAAATCTAACCGACCTCAACTACCAAAAAATTATTTAGAAACTCATGCAAATCATTTTGTAAGAATGGTTGCAAAAGCAAGAAAATTTAATAAAGCGGAAGGCACTTTTGTAGAAGGTTTGTTAAGTTTTGTTCATAAAGGAAGAATACATGCAGATATTAATCAGATAAGAGGAGAAAAAGGAGGAACAATTACTGGAAGATTTTCGATGTCTAACCCTAACCTGCAACAAATTCCGTCAAAAGGATTTATTGGTAAGAAGATGAGAGAATTATTTATTCCTGAAGATGGGCACATGTGGGGAAGTTTTGATTACT